TTGATAAAGCCTGGCATGATTGACAAGAATGCTCCTGTTGCACCATCACCATTGATAGCGAGATCTTCGATATCGTTTGCGAATGCGTTGGTCATCAAGCGTACCAAGTGATCTTCTAGAGCGTCACCTTCTACACCATCTTCCAATGATTCTGCTGTTACTTCCCAATCAAGACGAATCTTCTTGGTAGTAAGTTCGACCTTAGAGAATGTTGCACCTGTGTTTGTGTAGTTACCAACTGCTTGCGCTGCTGCACGAATTACACGCTCACCGACGTTTACCTTCTCAAGTTCCATAGAATTAGCCTTCATTGTTACACGACGGCCATCCTTTGCTAATACTGTTGCATCCCAAACATAGTCGATAAAACGACGTGCCTGCTCAGGGCGCAAAATTCCAGAAGCCGCTGAACCACTAGGGTTAACAGCGTTTGCTCCGCTTGTAGATCCAAGAGTTGCTGTTGGAATGTTACCAAGTGTATCTGCACCTGGGTTACTTACTCCACCAATTCCACCTGATGCGAAAGCACCTTGACCCTGGTAAAGACCTGGTGTTGTTCCACCTAGATCTCCCGCAGCGCCTGGCTGGTTTTTGATTATTTCTTCTGACATATTGTCACCTCCTAGTGATTTGTTCATTTGAATAGATCGGCTGTTTTGAGGAAACTACCGCCCCATAGGGATTTTTCAACCATTTCAGGTTGAGACTGGAAGATATCGCCGATATCTCCAGACTTTCGGAATGCGGTGTCTGCTTCCACAGCGTCTACTCGTTTTCCAAATTCATTAAACTCATTTGATACTGCTGCAATATCTTTTGCAACTGCCTCAAATGAATCCTTTACTGTGTCAACATCTACCTTTGAAGACTTAAGAAGTTCTACTTCTGCTTGCAAAGATTTTACTGTTGATAATAGATCGCTAAAGGCTGATTCTAGAGTATTCTTCATTTCAGTAACTGCAATTGCAATTACTTCTTCTGACTTAGATACTTCTACAACTGCTTCTGTTACTGTTTCAACTGCTTCAGCATCTTCTGCTTTAGCAATCTCTTCTACTACGACTTCGTCTGCCTTGACAACATCTGTTGCCTCAACCTCTTCTGCCTTAGCAACTTCTTCAATAACTTCTGCAACTGATGCATCTGCCTCTGGAGCGACCATAACATCTTCAACTACGTCTGTCTTTTCGACTTGTGTTTTTGATTTTGTCATAGGTTGTACCTCCTTGTTAATCTTAGAAGTATTAATGCCTTTAGCACTATCAACTAAGAATTTTATCATGTCTATCTTTTCATTATCCGTTTTTTCAACGAAACCTATATTTGCCATTTGTTCACCAGTAGTTGGACTTAACTCTGACTCATTTTCTGAAACCATTACAATTCCCGATTCTTTATCATAAAAAACATTTTCTAAAACTGTTTCATCAGCCTTGATAACATCTACGCCATCAACCTTTTCAACAGAAACAATATTGGCAAATTGATTTGCTGGGGAATCTACAAGACTCAACTCAATCAAATCGTATTGCTTAATAATTCTAATTGCTTTGTCTGACTTTTCATCAAACCCATCGTCCCACTTATTCATTTTTCCGCCAATAGAAAAACCAGCAAGAGTTCCGTCTAGAACCTTTTCCCAAGTATCTTGTGCACCCTTTGAAACATAAGCAGATACAAATACTCCATTATAAAATTTCTTTGATTCTGGATCAAAATATTTTTCTGCTTTGAAGTTTACCATCTTGCCTACTGCTAGTGGCTGGTGCATTTCTCTAATGTTCCCTCGGAATTTTGCAAATGCTTCCATTGATGCTTCTGCTGTTACAATGTCGTCTTGCTTGTCAATATTATCAAGTGATGCAAACCCAGATACGATTCGTCGCTCTTTGTCTACCTTACTAAAAGGCATTGAAAGACGCAGATTATCCCCATCTGAATTCCAATGGGCCTTAGATATATTGCTCACCATTATATTATATACCCCTTTTTTCCATATCTTAAATATTGAGATGCCAAAAGCAACTATCTTCTGTCATACTTAACCCAATAGGGTTTTGTTGATTTTAAAAATAACTCAAGGCTTTCTTCTCCTAGGCTAAATACCTGCTCTGCTACTCGATAATACTGAGTGTCTTTTTTTGCCAAATGAACAAAAAGAAGCAATAAATAGTCTTTTTCATCTGTAGATGGCCAGGCTGGTCTTAAATGAAAGTCATGGTCTCCCGCAAGGAAAAATACAGAGTTTATAGGATTTGAAAAACTTTGATCTTCAATAATCAGAGGCCAGTCAAGTGTAGAATCAATTGCAACATCCATAACCCATTCTCCAGTAACTAAGTCTTTGTGACCTCCTAGTTGTGGAATATTTTTACCTTTAATTTGATACAAAACTATCTGAGAATAGATCACCTCTAAAGATTCTTCATTGGTTTCTTTTCTTGCTTTATCTAGTAATAGGCTCTTAATTTCTTCTGGTAAAAGTAATATCTTATAATATCTTGTAAACTCTTCGCTATAGTCCATGTTGGCTGGATCTTTAACTTGTGAAAAAACAAAATCTTGTACCTGTTTAAATGTTTCTTTATCAAAAAAATCATATTTAACTATAGATTTCATTATGTGGTGGACCGCCCCTCTCCTTTTGGATTTCTGCCAGCAACTGTTGAAGTGCTGTCAGAATTGTTATTTGTTCTTTCTGCATCTCGTGACCTTGTTGTAGTTGCCTCTGCTGCAGTTGTTGGCTTAAGGTCTAAGACCTCGTCACCACCATCTCTTTGTGGCATATCTAAAACAACTCTTGCCTCATTAGGAGTTATAATTTGATTCTTAACATAACGCTCAAGAATTTGAGACTGAGCAATTTCATCTGTAAGTGTTAGTTCATTAAACATAAACTCAATGATGTCTGTCTTTTCACGAATAATCTTATTGATCATTTTTTCAAGTTGTCTTTGTGCTGGTCGTGCAACTTGCTCCTTAAAGGTGCGATCCTGTGCAAGTGCTGCTGCAATAGATCCAGAATCGCCACCTCCAAGTTTAGACAGTGGCACTTGGTGTGCTACTAGGATGTCATCACGGTTTTGTTTACGATACTCTTTAAATGAGCCGTCTTGTATACCGTCTTCGATGGGTTCCATTTTAAATTCAACTTTGTTATTTTCGCTATCACCTGGAAGTGGAATATATAGCGTTCTGTGTGACTGCCCTCTGAGATTTGTTTGCAAGAATCGAAACATCTTATCTTCTGCATCTCCAGAAAGTTTTGCACCCTTTAATGTTACAACATAACGTGGTACTGCCTTGTTTGCAAAGTAATCAATATTGTATTGTGAAGCAAGCGAGTCTCCGTGTAATGAGTTTATTGCCGACATAATGTCTGGAACTCCGTAAAATGTATTCAGAGGTGAGTACTGTTTGAAATGAATAATTTCGTTTGGTCTGGCATCTGTTGTTAGTGGGTTTTGATTCTTTGCTCCAAAGTTACGGAAGTAAACAATCTTGTTTCCAATGATCTGAACGTACCCGTCTTTGATTCTTCGTACTCTCATTGTTGTTGCTGGTATATGTCCAACGTAACCAATTTCTCCACGAGTGGTTCTACCAATTTCTAAATAACCGTTTCCAGTTGACTGAAGATCTGTGTAAACCTTTTCCATTGTTGCAGTAAATGAGTCATCATCATTTAATGACTCTAGCCAGTCTCTTACTTCAATCTTTGCTCTTTCAATTCTCTTACGTGCTTTTTGTGTAGCACTGTTATCTTCTGAAGATTCAAGCCTTAACATTGTTCTTGGAGAAACCTTAAACTCATAGCCAAGGCCTACAATGTTTTCTACCTTTGCATCAATTGCTGCGTGGTTTGCAAATGAGGTATCGTAGTAGTTTGCTAATTCATAAAGATTCCATGGTGGTGTAATAACATCAAACATTCCGTAGCCGTTTACATACACAAGACCTGGGTTTATTTCTTTTGACTGTGCTCCATCAATACCGCTTTTTCCAGCAAGGGCTGCAGTTGTATACTGAGTTGTTGGCTCAACCATCTTTGTTGCAGATCTGCTAATGCGTCTTTTAAAGTTTGCTTCTAGTCCATCAAGAGATTTTAATGAATCCCAATTTCCATTAAAGGGGTCGGACTTTGAAAATGTTTCATCTTTCTTTATTGCATCATCAATTCGTGCTTGGATCTCGTAATCGTTATCTTCCATGATTAGTCCTCATCTCCATATTTAGCAATCGTATCTTTTGCTGCTTGTACTGCTCCAAGATCGTTAAGTGATGGAATTAGGCCAGCATTTAGTCTGTCTACCTGCTCAGAATATTCTTCTTCTGAAACTCTTGTTAGTCCTGGAACAAATACGCATGTCCCGTCTCCTGGATCACCGTAGTGCATTGCAGTCTTTTTTAATTCTGCCATTCTAGAAATATCGTTTTTATCTGAAGGAATATTAAGTACGGAACCATTTCCGTCTGTGAACCATTTGCCATTTGCCTTTTTATACACATAAAGGCCCCAGTCATAGTTCTTTTCAATGACTTGTCGTCTCACATTTTTTACAATTGGTTCACCAGTTTTTGGGTTTATTAAGGAATCCATAACCATAAGTATACCATATTAAACTGGATCTACTACGACTTGGCTCCAATTTACGTCTGAGTACTGGGTATACTTGTAATTGCCAAACCTCAAAACCTTGTCATCATCTACTATTATTTTATTTGTTCCCGTATAACTCTTATAAACTTCAGACGGGTCAACACCATAATAACTGGTTTCTGATAAAACAAGAACCTTGTTCCAGTTAAATGAACCAGGATTCCAAAATTTCCAATCTAAATCAGTAGAATTAAGAACCTTAACTCTAAGCCAAGGCCTTTCAGAAATATTCTGAACCTCCTGAAGATTTGTTGCCTGGTAGAAAGATATGTTATTAAATAGTAGTGGTCCAGTTAGCCTAATTGCTCCCTCAAAATATGAGAAGTCTAGGCTATCTGCAAAACTAATACCAAGGAATCCCCAGTCTTGTAAAGTGACAACTGGCTCTTTGACAATCTTTCCGTTCCAATAAAATCCTATTCCATTTTGAACTAAACCAGTTTTTGCGTCAATTGCATAAATTTTTGCTCGCCTTCCACTTGGATCGCAAGCAACAAGGTAAAACTTAATGTATGAGCCTTTACTTTCTATTTCAAAAATTTGTGTTGGAGCGTATGGGAAATAGTCTCCATCAAATCTAATAGCAAGTTGCATAGCAATAACTTTAAATCCTTCTGCTCTACTCTGATTGACTGGAATCATAAGCCCTCGATTAATAAGGGGATCATAAATTCCTTTTAATTGAATTCCACTTGTCTTAGTTAAATAAAGATAAGGCGATGATGCATTATAAATTGAAAAAGGATTATTCTTTTTAAAATTATAGTAAATACCATTTTTTGTGTAAGGGTATATAGGTGTCCCAAATCTAGTACCAATAGGACTTGCGTCCGACTCATTAAGCGCTTGAGATGCATAAGACATATTTTTAATACTTACATTATTTGTTTCAGAATTCTTTACATTAATATCTATGTGTGTTACTATTGATAAATCATTAAAATCAACTCCTATAGGAGGATATATAATCATGTTATCTACAACTTCATACTTTGTTGTCATCCAGTCTGATCCTGGAATTAAGACTCCGTTTCTTGCAGGCTTTTCTATTTTAGAAAAATAAGACGAAGTTGCATTTGCGCCGAGTTCTGTGTACTGGAATGTTATATATGTTTTTACAAGTGCACCCTCAGTATCATACCTGTAGTCTTTTGCAACCTTATTTTTTAAATCTTCATAATCGTTATAACCAGTAAATAGATAGTTATCTAATGATTCATAAGTTCTTTGAACTGGAGAACCGTATTGATTTTCAAGATCTAAATATGTCCAGTCTACTGGATCAGTTTCTATGGCAATTGTTTTTGTTGGAATTGGATAATTAACATTAAACTGTATAAAATCAAGATCAAAATATTGATCTCCTCTTTTATCAAAAACTGATTCTGCAAAATAAGTTAGTGGTAGATTATCTTCCCAATAAGCGTTTGAAGCAACAGCAAGCGTGTATCTATTAAATAAAATACTTGGGACCAAAGTGTAACTTGCTATATGCTCAATCAAAAAGTCTTCTTCTAAAAGAATTACTCCTCCTCCAGAAATTGCTCCTGTAACAGTATCAGTTGTCCCGCCAGAGGGTGGTAAAGAGGTTGTGTCAATGCCTGCATCAATATCTATTTGTTGGTTATTTTGATAAGCAAGGAATAAGTCTTCGTTTAGTTTTGTAACTCCTATTTCATTAAACAAGTTTTTTATTTTTTGAAAATTATAATCTGTTGCAAACCCTACATTGTAAATTTTACCATTAAATGTTGCCGTATTAGTCTTATCTCCTCCAACATACATTCTCAAATCTGAAAAAGAGCCAAAAAAATCTGACACAGGATTTCCAAAGATTTCCACAAATCTAGGAATGTTA